CGCTCCAGGTTGCTCTTTTTGGAGTGTATTCTCTAGCAACAATATCGAAGTTTTCATCTACCCAATAAACTCCGTTATCGTAATTATCGCAATCAAGTTTATTGAGAGTAGCAACTCCAACGCTTAGTGTACCTGGAAAACAATTACAGATTATTTGAGTTAATCTCGCCAATCCATAACTTCCAGATCTTAAATCGTAGTCTTTTGCAGTTTGTAAAAAACCCTCAACGCTGTCTCTACCTCCGTTCCAATGAAGATAGATCCCAACGCTATTAGTATCGTATTCGTTTTTGTCATTAACAAAACCAATCACAGCTCTGTTACCCATTAAGCAGCCTCCTTTAAGTTAGTTTGAACATCAAAAACTTCTCCAACAAAATTATCTGCTTTAAGTTTTTTTAAGTTTTTAAAAAACTGAACAACAACAGCAGCATTATTATTGATTTGAAATTGAGTTGTTTTTAATTTTATTTTTAACTTTTTTAATTGACCATCAAAGATCCAGGCTCCTTTAAAAAAAGTATTAGCATAAGCATTAAGCCATTTGCCTTTATCAGTTTTATTAGAGAGTTTAGGGATCTTATATGATTTTTCAAAAGTATATTTGGCAGTCTCAAGAGCTGTCAAATTATTTACATTTGGCATATATCTTGCAGCTCTACCATCAACTTTTTTTTGATTGTATAAAAATACATCTATCAAGCAGCCTCCTTTTTTTTTAATTGTTGAAACATCTCATCCATTATTTTATTTTTAACTTTAAGAACTAAAGCTAAATCTTTTTTAGAAAATAATTTTGGCTTAACAGTTGCTAAAGCCATTAGATCTACAATGTTTAATTTAGGTTCCTTATCCCAAACCAACAAAGTTTTACCGATAACTTTGGATGATTTGTTTTTTTGTGGAAGGATTATTTTTGTGAAGTAGTTTTGCAAGTTGGCATAACTCGCAAACTTTATCGTTTTTAAGTTTTTTACCATATATAATATATATAGTGCCAATTTGGTATAAGTCAAACAAATAAGTTGCCATTTAGGTATTTTTATTTTGGCATAGAAGGGGTGTTACTAAAGTTAATTAGTTTAGAATAGTTCTAAAGTAAAATATTTAGGCTTCTATTTTACTTAGTTGGTCTTGCAAACTTATGACAGCAATTAATTTAGAGTGAGCTGTCTTACTTATAGCTGCAATGCCTGGAGGATACATTCCCCCGTTTTTAGCTTTAAGTCTCGAAATCTTTGCGTTCAGAGACTTTCTTTCTTTTTCAATCTGAGTTATTTTTTCGCTCAGATGTTGGTAATGGTTTATCGCCATCGTTTACCTCTTTTACCCTAGTGAATTCAAAGCTGACAGTTTTACCATCAACTTCATAAACAGCAGCATCACTAGGAACAGTTTGTTTAACAGCTGCCGAAACGGAAGGGAAGATTTCTCTAGCAACAAAGCTAGCATTTCCACTCCAGAATTTTTCAACTTTTTTAGTCATCGGGATAATCTCGTTCTAAAATTATTTTGCAGTAATGGATTATTTTTTTTATATCTTCGGCTTTATTTTTATTTTGGTGTCTGCACGCTAATTTTACAATATTTCCTTCAGCAAACAAGAGTTTATTCTCACATATAAAATAGGCTGGGGATACTTTTAGTTTTTGATAATGATCTCCACCGACTTGCTCAGATAAACAATCATAATTAAATTCTTTAAAAATATCTGAATGCGTCATTGCTTTATGATCCGAATGCTTCTTGCTTTTCCTGGTAATTTTTTTATCCATTTTCTTTCTTCTAATTGGCTTACTCTTTCTTTAATAGAATTTTTTGATTTTAAACCTATCGCCACCTTCATTTCATCGTAAGATGGCGATATGTTATTTTTTGCAATATAGTTTTTTATAAACTTAAAAAGTTTTAGTTGCTTTGCAGTTAAACCATATTGATCCATATTTGATTACCAGGGAGCTTCTTCAAGTACTGGTTCTGCTGGTTTAGCAATGGCTCCATTGCCACCACCAGTTTTCTTAATAGTAATCTTCAATGATTTATCTGGCTGGATATAAGCAGATGCTTCCATCCATACTCCATCAATGGTAAAGTTTTTTCTATACGGCTTACCCGTCTTTTGATTAACTTTATCACTATCAGTTAAGATTAGATCTGGTCTATTCTTAGTCTGTGCATTGGTTGGATCCTTATCTGGATTACGTTTTAAACTAAATGTTGCCACCCAGTTTGGATCTTGTGGTTTTTGAAAATCAGCCATATATATTTATCCTTCCGTTAATTGCTGGTTTCTATCTACAAAGGCTTTTTTTAATTGTTCAAACCTAGGTAAATCTTTTGATTTAAGCTCTGTTAAAAATTTTTTATTTTGACTTTTTAACTGCTCTAAATTTGCCTGATGGGTTACAGTTTTTATTCTTTCTAAAACTACGTCTGCATGACTTAACTTGATACCCGTATTTTCATTATTGTTTAATTTTTCATTTGGCATTTCTTGATCCGAATATACGTTGCCGTGAATACCAAGTGCTTTTAAGATTGCTCGATCTACAGCTCGTTTTTCTGCAATCGCTACTGGATACTCAAACTGGTTATTTTTAGGAGAGGCTTCTCCAAGTGTTGTAAATTTTTTTGTTTTATGTAACGCAACTGCTTTTACTACAGCTATGTCTTTATCTAAATTACAATGTACTAAATCTATATTTGTTTCTATGTTGTAGTGCTGGGCCAATCCTTCTACTTCCAAATGTTTTATAATCCATTTGCCAGGCTTGAACTCCCACATACCACCATTTGTTTTTAATCTTGCAAGATAACCTTCAAGTGAAATTAAATTAACTACGTTACCCATGTAGATCCTTTTTCGCATAGCCAGAGGATGAATGAAGGTAAAAGAATACTGCTGTATCAAAACCTTTGTCGTGCATCGCTACATCGACCCTCTGGCTATATTTAACAGAACTGTTCAACACTAAGAGGAAGAAAAAAACAATTATTGTAAGGAGCAATCGATACCTGGAATTGTTTTTTTTTGGTTCTGCTAAATTCTTTTTCAACAGCCACGGCTGTAAATTTAAAACTGATATATCTCGTTTCATTCTAAACCCCATAATTTCATTGCAATATCTCTATGCTCTCCCATGTTTTTCCAAAAGAAATGATTAAAATCTGGAGCAATATCTTGATGCCAAGTAGTTTTACCAGCATGGTTTTCTAAAATTCTCTCTCTACGTTTTGCTGTAATGGTTAATTTATTAAGATGTTTTTTTAAATTTTCTGGTTTTAAATCATCGCAATTTTGTGGTGTATAAATTCTATATTCTTCTTCATTCATTACGAACAAGTGTGGTTTCTTTTTTTCGTTATTTGCAAAATAATAAAATGCCACCTGGCTAATATGTTCATCCCATCCTAAATAACCTTCATCTAATTTAGGTAAAGAATAACTTGAAGTTCCATCTTTCTTTGGTCTGTTTTTCTTTTTATGTTTTGTTTTCATTTCAACAAAATTATTTTTATCTTCAAAATCTATTCTGCCGATTGTAGGTAATACGCAGCCATCTAAAGTTAAAGCTACAGATCTTTCACATTCAATAGGGGATGTTAAATTAACTTCTCTTAATCCAGCTTTTAAAGTTTGGAATGATTTTGCTAATCCTAATCTTGCAACTTTATGCTGCGCTTTATCTGCTTCATCAACTGGTTCATATAAATTAAATTTTTCTAAAACTTTATCAAAAATTTTTCTTTGTGGAAGGATCTCTGATTTAACTAAACCTTTACCAACTTTATTTTCCCATAAAAAATTTCCAAATGTTAAAATACCCATTTCTCCCAGGCAAACACCAGTAAACATTTTTGAATTAATTGGCAGCTGTCGTCTTTGTTCTTGAGTAAGATATAAATATTTATATCCCCACAAACATTCCATCGTATTTAATTGAGAAGGCGACCAATGATTTAATTTATAAATTTCTACCCACTCTGGTAGATCTTTTATATCATCTAAAAAAGTATCTTTTATCTCTCCAGTAGAAGTAACTCTTTTAGCTGCTCGTTCCTTAGTAATCATAAAACAAATCAAATACTTAATTAGAACAATCAGTAAACAATATAACCTTATTGTCAACTTAATGTACCAAATTGGTTTCTTGAGGAGGTTGTAATTAGTTTAGATGACTAATTAGTAGTTCTATCTATTTTTCTTGTAATGTAATTATGGTTGTATTTTTCAAAAAAAGACATTTTTTTTGGTGCGCATATTTTTATATCTTCTGGATCAATACCAATAGACAATTTATTTAATGGTTCTTCTGTTTTTGGATTTAATAAATCTAAACTGTAATTAGCTGTACTTTCATTTAATCTTACTAATGCCATGGTTGGAACGCAGCCTTGTTTAGCTTTTTTAGAAGATGGTTCTAAATAACAAATTTTACCAATACTATCTTCATGGAAACCTTCATAATTATTACTGGTTCCATATCTTTCAAATAAAAATATTTCTTCGTGATGTTGACTACCAATATTAAAAAATTTTACAGCTTTTGTTGCTGGTGTATAAAATTCAGTTGGTATCAAAACATTTCTGTAATATTTTTTAGTTAAATCTTTAACCATAAAACTATAATCCGTATATGATCTTAACATTATTTCTTTTAATTTTTTTTCTGGAAATAATATCTCAGCTGGATCACAGCCTAAAATTTCTCCAATTTTAATTGCGTTTTCTGCTGAAATTTCTCTTGATCCATTTACCCAACGAGTAACAGTTACAACATTACGATTTAATTTTTGTGCCAATTCTTTTTGTGGCATTCCAACTTCGTTAAGTTTTTGTTTTAAAAATGCCATGTTAGGATTGTAAATACCACTTTGATTTTGATTTTTTTTATAATTATCTATTGTTGAAATTTTCTTTACCATATTGGCAATATCTTACCAAATGACTTTTTTGTCAACATATTATCTTTAATGGTAATTATAATTATACAACCTGGCTAATTTGTTAGTATAATTGGTATAACTTAGCTTTTTTGGTTTTAGAAGTTGCCAATAAGGTATTATTTCTATAACTCCAGGCTAATGCAGCTAGAACAATTTAGAATAAAACAAGGATTATCTTACAAAAAATTAGCAGATTTTATTGGTGTTACTGGGGTTTCTCCAGCAGTTACAGTTTTAAGGTGGTGCAAAGGATCAAGGATCCCGAGGCCAGCTTGGATGAAAAAAATAAAAGAAAAAACTAAAGGCAAAGTTTTACCAACTAATTTTTATGAGTAAAAAAAAGGTATTAACTGGTACGATTGACGATTATCCATTTGTTGAAGTTAAATGGTACGATACGTTAGCCGATAACTCCTGGATGAGTGTTGATAAGGCTAAAAAGTTAAAACCCGCTGTCTGCATATCTAAGGGTCATAAATTAATTCACACTAAAAATTTAATTACAATTTTTGCTGACTATTCCATTGATGCAGAAGATGGAAGTTTAACAGTAGGTAACACTAACACTATTCCTGGAGCCTGGATCCAAGAAGTTACGGAGATTACTTTTTAATGGTCGATCAAACTAAATTTGGAATACCCGAAATACAAACTGAAAACAAAGCAAGAGCAAAAGAAAAAAAGGATCTCCAAACAAAAATAGAAAATTTAAAAAAAGAGATAGATCGGCTTTCAGAAGAAAACGCTAACGTCAAGTTACTTAATAAAAATTTAAGCCAAGAGAATAAAGATCTTACAAAAAAGATTGAGGAACAAGTTAAGGAATTTAGGAATAAAGGGGATATGTAGTGGCCAGGGGAAGTCTAAAAAATAATTATTTTAATGTTGGCGATCCGTATTCCGAGTGGTGCAGAGACAATAATGTTTACATGATTGATATGGATGCGGTGGGGATTTGCAAGAAGTGCAAACATCCATTGTACCTGGCCGAGACTTGTTTTGATCGGGGCCAAACCTGGAAGGCGACAGCGACAACGGAAGCTCTAGCAACTCTAGCTGGTTTACCTTCATTCCTGGTTTTTTATAAAGTTGATAAAGATAGAGCTGTTGAAAGTTTGCGAGTAACGCAGCTCACACCAGAACGCGGTCAAGAAACTTTTGTATTACCCGATGGTTGGTTCCAGGTATTGGAACTTCTCCAGGAGCAGCACGATTTGGTTTGTACTAAAAAGGATTTAGCATGAGTTTATTCTTTGTATCTGATTTAACTGTATTAAAGGATGTAAGGGTATCTAACTCGGATTATAGGGTTTATTCGTGCCTAGTGAGCTTTATGAATAAGGAAACTGGAATTTGTTACCCAAGACACTCCACAATCTCAAAAGCGATAGGGATGTCTCGTACTGCGATTTACAGAAGTATTAAACACCTTGCCAAACTGGGTTATGTTACAATTAAACGTAGATCCTCTACTAATGAATATTACTTATCTCGGCAGCTAAATCTCCAGGAAACAAGGAAAAAAAGCATCATGTTTCAACAGCGCGCATCTGATGTTTCAAAAACGACTGGTATTAATAAAACTAATAATATTAACTATAATAGATTTAATAAGTATAATAACTATCAAAGAGATAAATATTCTCCCCCCACCACCGCTAATCATTCTAAATCAACAATAGAGTATCAAGGCGAAAAATACGAGTACTGTGGAGAATTTAATAATTACATTGAGTACGTTAATAAACGCGGGGATAAGGTTGCTAAACATAAATGGAAAGATGAACCTATAAAAAAGTTTAATGCCATCGAAAAGGTGGCAGTTTGAAGTTAAGGTGTGTAAAAATAATGAATATCCTGGATGAAGCTGGCTTGGCTGAACGTTTTATGCCTAAACCTAAAATACCAAAAGCAGCCTCAATGTTTGATATTTTGGAGTTTTCTTACGATCCAAAGGATCATGGCTACTATAATTCGAAAAAACTTAAATTAAGAGCAAACACAAAACAAATAAATTGCTGGGATCTTACTATTACTGAATTATTACCCTTGGTTGAATTGGAAGATAGAAGAATACTCTGGGCCAGATCTAAACGTTATTCCTGGGTAGCTCTTGGTAAAATGTTTGGTTGTCATCGAGTGACAATGAAGAAGAAATACGTCAACGCAATATTCAATTTAGAAAGTAAGTTAAGCAAATCACTTATAGACAAGATTGATAATATTTAGTAATTGAAAAGGTACAGTTGGATATAAAATTATCCAGAAATATGGCTGGTCATCCTCTTAAAAAAATCCAATGCGAAAGTATTGCAAGAACATCGGGCAAGCAATGTAGAGCAAAAGGTTATTTGATGAAGTCTGGTCATTATCGTTGTAGGTTTCATGGAGGAGCTTCAACGGGAGCTGTTACTTTAGAAGGTAAATTAATAGCTTACAAAAATTTAAAACAATTCAAAAATTATACAAAAGAACAATTACTACAATGGATCCAAAACAAACAGATGAAATCATCAAGCGTTTAGAACTTGGCGAACCATTATCAAAAATTACAAAAGACAAGAAGTTACCAGATCAATCAACTGTTTATAAACATTGTAGAGAAAACAAAGATCTTCACGAAAGAATTATGAACGCCAGGCAAACTGGAGTTTGGACATTGTTGGATCAAATATCAGAAGATATGGAAGTGCCAAAGACACCACAAGAAACACATTTCTTGAGGGAGAAGTATTCGCACATTCGTTGGCTTGCGAGCAAACTTGCAGCTAAAACATTTGGCGATAAAATTCAACAAGACGTTAAACAAGATACAACAATAACTGTAAGTTGGGGAAATCCGAATGATATGGTTGAAGCTAAAAAAATTGTGGAAGAAGTACAAACAACATCTGTACCGAGCTTACCAAATGGATAGTTGGAGGGTTAAGTGAATAACTATTAAATGGAGAAACTCCGTGCTTTCATGCGCGGCTCCAGGATCCTCGGGCGCGCGTATGAGTTCGAACAAAACAAGAACATTGGCCGTCAACTCCCTGGTTACTCTCTGGTTGGTTCAATAAGATAGAGTTTACGTTATTAATCAGTAGGTTTTAGATCTGCGACCCGTGTTCTCTGCATATAAAAATGTAGATTTTGAAAGAACAAAGGTGGGGTATCCCCGAAAAATCAGCCGCGAAATCTAAGAATATATAACTTAGGAGTTCAGCACACACAGCCACACACAAACAGAGAAAGGTAACATGACTAAAAAAGAATTTCAAAACCCAAGTGGAGGGTTGAACGAAAAAGGTAGAAAACATTTTGGAGTAAAAGCTCCAGTTAATAAAGGCACAAACCCGAGGCGTGTTTCATTCGCAGCGCGTTTTAGCGGAATGGCTGGCCCGATGAAAGATAGTAAAGGCAATCCAACAAGAAAAGCTCTTGCTCTTAAAAAATGGGGTTTTGGTTCCGTAGCAGCTGCTAGAAATTTTGCAAATAAACATAAGCAATCTTAACAGATATGGATAAAGACTTAAAAAATAAAATGATAACAGCAATGGTTTTCCTGGCCGAAGATACAAACGGCATGGTTATCCACTTAAACGGATTTGACGATCCAAAGCACGCAAATTTATTTGTGAAAAAATTAATGAAGAATAGTGGGATTGAGTACAAGTCAATTTTAGACTTAACTGAACTACCCACATTACACTAACGGGAGGAACTATGGAAAAAATAATTAAAAAATGGAACGGCTGGAGTACAACTAAAAAATCAGCTGTTGTAATAGCTGCTGCTATTATTGTCATTGCTCTAATTTTACAATAATGCACATTCAGATACCTTATACACCTCGGCCATTACAAGCGAAGCTGCATGAGGATCTGGATAAACATAGGTTCGCAGTTTTAAATTGCCATAGAAGATTTGGTAAAACAATCCTGGTTATTCTTCATTTGATTAAGAAAGCTCTTACGAATGATAAAAAGAACCCCAGGTATTATCTGATCGGGCCAACATTCGTTTCAATAAAACGGGTTTGCTGGGATTATCTAAAGCAATACGCTGGATGTATTCCTGGAACTACATTTAATGAAACTGAGCTGCGTTGCGACTTTCCGAATGGCGCAAGAATTACATTGATGTCTGGAGAGGATCCAGATCGTATAAGAGGAATTTACGCAGACGGAATTTGTGTTGATGAAGTTAGCCAGATGAACCCAAAACTTTGGCACGAAATTTTAAGACCCGCTATATCGGATCGTAAAGGGTTTGCATATTTTATTTCCACTCCCGCTGGGATGTCGAATATATTTTATGATTTATACCAATACGCATTAAGTGATCCAGGCTGGTTAGCTTATACCGCTAAAGCAAGTGAAACTGGATTAGTGGATCAACAAGAACTAGACGCTGCTAAAGCTCAGATGGGGGAGAGTAAATATCTCCAGGAATTTGAGTGCGATTGGGTGGCAAACGTAAGTGGTAGTATTTACGGAGATATAATACAAAAATTAGAAGATAATAAACAGATAACCAAAGTTGCTTATGATCCATCTCTTTTAGTTTCGACAGCATGGGATTTGGGTTACGGAGATAACACAGCAATAGTTTTTTTTCAGCAAGTGGGTAATCAAATAATGATTATCGATTACTATGAAAATAACAAAGAAGGTTTACCGCATTATGTTCAAATGATTAAAGACAAAGATTATGTCTATGACGAACACTATGCGCCACACGATATAGAAGTAACAGAATTTAGTAATGGTAAGACAAGACGAGAGATTGCTTATCAATTAGGAATAAGATTTAGGGTGCTGCCAAAACTTCCATTGGAAGATGGAATACACAATTTAAAAATGGTGTTACCTAAATGTTGGTTTGATGCAGAAACAACAAAACCATTAATAGCTGCATTAAGACATCATCATCGAAAGTTTAACGAGAAGATGAGAATTTTTAGTGCAAAACCCGTTAAGGATTTTAGCTCACACGCTTGCGATGCTGCAAGGTATATGGCCATATCTTTATCGGAATTACCAAAACAAAAACTCGCGGATCAGCAAACTGCTGAAAGCGATTATGCAATACACACGGAGAGATAATTATGGGATTTTTAAAACCATCGCCACCAGCAATGCCAGCTATTCCCGAGCCAAAACCTTTGCCAGAACCACCTTCTTATGAGGATGAAGAAAGAGCAAGAGAGGCAGAAGAAAAAAGAGCAAAGATTAGAAGAAATAGAAAAGGTAGATCATCAACAATTTTAACTACAGCTGATGGTTTAGAGGATGACGAATTAACAACTAAAAAGAAAATGTTAGGAGGATAATATGGGTGGAGCATCAACTGGAGGATCAGATACCTCAGACGAAAAAAAACAAGATACTTATTCAACACAATTTAAAAAAAATTATAAAATTAAAAATGATGGAACAGTTAAGAAAAAAAATGTTCTTGAAAAAGTTGTAGAAAATTCTTTTTTAACAAATAATCCTTTATCCAAACATACAGAAAAAGTTAATAGAGATTTTTTTGAAAACAAAGTTAAAAAAGCTGGCAAAAGTAAATACGATAATTATGAAGATTACATAAGAGCTAGAGGTAGAGGCGAAGTAGATGCTTATGGTAGAGAAATAACTAATACTGGTGGCAACGATAATAACAACCAACCTATATTAACATCTGCTACCGAAACTTTACCAGCAAACAATATGACAGCTCCAACAAACGCTGAAGTTACGCAAGCTAGTTCAACAACTATGTCTGCTGATGAAATTTTAGTTGCTAATAAGAAAAAAGGTAGATCA